GGGGGCGCGCGGGCGGAGACAATGGGAGGTCATGGTTTCCGGTACGGGCGCGCGGGAGGAGCCGCTGGGGCTGGCGATCTCTTCCGGCGGGTATGAGGATGAGGGCCTGTTCGACGAGCTGATGAAGCGCGGGACGGCATTCCTGAACGGGAACAGCCGGGAGCAGCATATCCTGCCGATCCTGTACATGATCGACGATGCCGACAAGTGGGACGACATCAACGAGCTGCGGAAGAGCCTGCCGGGCCTGGGCGAATCCGTTTCCGAGGAGTTTATCCGCAGCGAGATCGACATCGCGCACGGATCCATCAGCAAGCGCCTGGAATTCCTGTGTAAGTATTGCAACCTGAAGCAGAACAGCAGCGCCGCCTGGTTCCCCGCCGAAACCGTGCGGAAGGTTTTCCTGCACGAAAACGAAGCCGGGGAAATGGTCCCGTGGAATCTGCGGCTTGAGGATTTTGCGGAAAGTTATGCGCTGTGCGGGCTGGACCTGAGCCAGACGACAGACCTGACGAGCGCCTGCGTGATGATCGAAAAGGACGGGGCGCTGTGGCTGTTCAGCCATTTCTGGCTCCCCGGCGAGAAGATCCAGGAGGCCACCGATCGGGACGGTATTCCCTATCAGATCATGATCGAGCGGGGACTGCTGAGTCCCAGCGGCGACCACATGGTGGATTATCGGGACTGTTTCCGATGGTTCTGCGACCTGATCGAGAAGTATCACATTTACCCGCTGATGGTCGGATATGACCGATGGAGCGCGGCCCCGATTGTCCAGGATCTGAAAGCCTACGGGTTCCACGTGGACAGCGTGAACCAGGGCTTCAATCTGAGCGGGATCTGCGACACGCTGGAAGCGCTGATGCAGAACGGGACCGTCCGGAGCGCGGAGGACAACGATCTGCTGAAGATCCATTTCATGGATGCCGCGCTGCAGATCGAGAGCAACACCAGCACCCACACCCGGAAAAAGCTGGTCAAGCTGACGAAAAACGCCCACGTGGACGGTGTCGCCGCTGTGCTGGATGCGATGTGCATGAGACAGGTTCACTGGGGCGACCTGGGCGACCGGCTGCAGAATGCCGGATAAATTCGCGGAAGCGAAATTATATTTCGCGCCGGCGAAAACCCGGTTCTTCCGGGCGAAATATTGACAGCATTGGAGGGAGACGCGGTTGGGATTCTTTGATAATCTATTCAGCAAAGCGAAACCGGACAAAACCCGCGCGCGGGAGACGTTCCGGTTTATTGAGGGATACAGCCCGACCGCGCGGACGTTCCAGGGCGAGATCTACGAAAGCGAGCTGATCCGGGCGAGCATTGACGCGCATGGCCGGCATTCCTCCAAACTGAAAATCAGCAGCACCGGCAGCGCGAAACCGACATTGAAGGCGCGGGCCGCGCTGGCCCCGAACCCCTGGCAGACCTGGCCGAAATTCCTTTATCAGGGCAGCACGATTCTATACGCCAAGAACACGCTTTTCGTCGTTCCGGTTTTCGACAAATACGGCGAGATCGGCGGATTCCAGAACATCCTGCCCCACAAGTGGGAGCTGCTGGACGTCAGCGGCGAGGCGTGGCTTCGGTTTTACCTGGACAAGGGAAAGCGCGCAGCCTGCGAGCTACGGCACGTCGGTATCGTGACCCGTTTCCAGTACGGGAGCCAGCTGTTCGGCGAAAGCAACAGGGCTTTGAAGCAGACGCTGGATCTGCAGGAAATCCAGCGCCAGGGCGTCGAGGAAGCGGTGAAAAACGGCGCGAGCTATCGGTTCTGGGCGCGGTCCAATAACTGGTCAAAAGATTCGGATCTGAAAAAAGAGCGCGAGCGGTTTGACGAATACAATTTTAAGCGGGACAACGGCGGCGGCGGGCTGCTGATCTTCCCGAATACCCTGGACGATATCCACCAGGCGGAAGCGAAACCCTACACGGTGGACGCGGATCAGCAGAAAATTATCAAAGAGAACGTCTTTGATTATTTCGGGACCAACGAGGAGATCCTGCAGAATTCGGCCACCGGCGACAAATGGTCCGCATTCTATGAGGGCGGGCCGGAATGGTTCGCTCTGAACCTGGCCGAAGCGCTGACGATGATGTCATTCACGGAGCGCGAGCGGCAGGCCGGAAACGCGTTTCATTTTTCCAGCAACCGGCTGCAATACATGACCACGCAGGAAAAATTAAATTATATCACCCAGATGGGCGACCGGGGCCTGATCACCCGGAACGAGGGCCGGGAGGTTTTCAATCTCCCGCCGCTGGAGGAGCCATTCGGGAGCCAGATTTTCGCGCGGGGCGAGTATTACAACGTGACCGACGATCCGGGCGACGGCAGCGGGACCGGCGACGGATCCGGCAGCGGGACCGGCGACGGATCCGCGAGCAGCTGACGCCGGGCAAATTTCCATCCGGTGGAAATTTGACGGCGATTCGATCACACAGAACGAGATCAGACAGGAGGGCAACGAAAAATGCCGGTAAAGAACGACAGAGAATACCGCAATATTGACGTTCACAATCTGGAGATCCGGACGATGGACGACGGCCAGGAAGTGGTCGAGGGATACGCGACCACGTTCGGGCAGAACTATCTGCTGTATGAGGATGACAGATATCGGATGTTTGAACAGGTAGACCGTCACGCCTTCGACGATGCGGACATGACGGACGTGATCATGCAGTACAACCACGAGGGCCGCGTATTCGCCAGGGGCGGAAACGGAACCCTTGAAATCAAACCCGACGAACACGGGCTGAAAATCCGGGCTTTCCTGGGCGGGACCGAGATCGGGCGGCAGCTGCTGGAGGAGATCAAGGGCGGGTATACAACGAAAATGAGCATGGGATTCAGAACCGCCCAGGATAAACGCGAGGTGATTGAGGACCGCGAGAACAACCGCGTGGATGTTTATCGGACGATCCTCAAAATCAAAAAACTTTATGACGTTTCAGCCGTATCATTGCCGGCCAATGATGCGACAGAAATCAGCGCGAGGAACTTCGGCGAGGGAGTCATCGCAGAGGTTCGGCAGGAGATCGCCGCCGAAAAGGCCAGGGCGCGAATCAGGGACCAGATCAAAATTATTGCAGGAGGTATTTAATCATGAAGTTCAAGACCATTCAGGAAATCGAAACCCGGAAGGCCGAAATCCTCCAGGAGATGGAGAAGGAAGGCGCGGATCTGAACGCGCTGAAGGCGGAAATGGAAGAGCTGCGGAAGAACGCCCAGGAAATCCAGCAGGCGGCGGCGCAGGCTGCGGAGACCCGGAAGCAGATCGCCGAAGGCGCTGCGGGCATCCCCGCGAGCGTGATCGAGAGCCAGGGCCAGGAAACCGGCAAGAGCAAGGTTGACGAAATCCGGAGCCGTCCGGAGTACGCCGAAGCCTATAAGCACTATATCCTGACCAACGACAGCAACGAGCTGCGCGCCTTGCTGACCGTGAACGCGCCCGCCAATGGGCAGTATCCCGTCCCCGTCGTGGTGGACAGCATCATCAAGACCGCCTGGGATAACGACCAGATCCTGAGCCGGATCAACCGGACGTATATCCGCGGCAATCTGAAGGTTCCTTTCGAGCGCGAAGCCGATCCGGCCCAGTTCCACAACGAGGGCGCGAACGCCGTGACCGAGGAAGACCTCACCCTGGGCATTGTGGAGCTGAAGCCCGTGATGATCAAGAAGCTGGTCCGGATCAGCGACGAGGTTGTCGCGATGGGCGGCGAAGACTTCATCCGGTATATCTATGACGAGATCACCTATCGCGTGATTCAGCTCCTGGCGGACAGCCTGGTCGGCGCGATTGCCACCGCCGGAACCACGCACACCGCGACCGCCATCGGAGTTCCCCAGGTGACCGGCGCTCCTTCCCTGACCATCGTCCCGACCGCTGCGGCCAACCTGACCGGCGAGGCCCGGAACCCGGTCGTGATTATGAACCGCCTGACCTCTGCGGATTTCGTCGCGGCCCGCGCCGCCGGCAATTTCGCCATCGATCCGTATGACGGCCTGCCGGTTCTGTACAGCTCCGCCCTGAAGGCGTACAGCGCCGCCAGTTCCGGAGACACCTATGCCATCGTCGGCGATCTGCTGGCCGCCCAGGTGAACTACCCCGAAGGCGATGACGTCGCCATCAAGTGGGACGACCTGACCGAAGCGCCGGCGGACATCGTGCGCGTGATCGGTCGCCAGTATGTCGGCTATGGCGTGACCCGCCCCGGGATGCTGTGCAACATCGCAAAGGCGTAATCAACCGGAGGGCGCACGGATGAAAATCAGGTTGATTCGTGCGGCACGGATTCGGCATGAAGCCGGGGAGATCGTCGAGGTTTCCCCGGCGGAAGCCGGTTTCCTGTTCAGCACGGGAAGCGCGGAGGAAATCCGCACGGCAGCGCAGGCCATCGAGACGCCGGAGGAGTCGGCCCCGGCCATCGAGACACCGGAGCGCTGCCCGAGGATCGAATTTCCAGAGAACGCGGCCCCGGCCAGGGAAACCCGGAAGGCCGGAGGAACGCGCAAGGCCAGAAAATAAGGACAGGGGGAACCGAGACGGATGTTTGCAGAGGTGAAACGCAATCTCCCCATCAGCGGGAACGGATACGACGGCCAGATCATTGACCAGATCAACGCGGCGGCGCTGGATCTGACCCGCACGGCGGAAATCATCCTGCCGGGCGCGATCGATATCAGCATGGACCCGGAAACCGGAGCCGTGACCGATCACAGCACCGTGACGGATGCGCTGATCATCTCCACGATTGCGCTTTACTGCGAGATGCGGATCGGGAACCCGCCGAACTATGAGCGGCTGCTGGCCGC